TAATCTTACCGCGCACACCCGAAGATGGTTGATGAATCATTGTAATTGCACGGGGCAACAAATACCTATGCCCGGCTGCACCAGCCTGGGCAATAAAAGAACCCATACTAGCTGCCATTCCCGTTACAAATGTGTAAACTGGACACTTGATATATTGCATAACATCATAAACTCCGAATCCATCATATACAGATCCACCAGGACTATTGATATACATATTTATAGGTTGATCAGGATTCTCTGCCTCTAAGAATAAAAGTTGAGCAACAACAATATTACACATATTGGGTTCAACTTCACCAGTAAAAAATATAACTCGTTCTTTCATTAAACGAGAATATAAATCATAAGATCTTTCGCCGCGTGAAGTTTGTTCTACCACCATGGGTATTAAAGTATTGTTCATTTCATATTTCCTTTGATAAATAGTGTTATGCGTATAAAAGACATTTTAACTGAGAGTGTAACAGATGTTGTTGCTAGATTCTACCTCGAAGCCTCGAAGGAGATGGACACCTTCTATAATCCAGAAGATGTAAAATATAAAGCTAAGAATCATAGATATTATGACGAATTTTTCAAAAAATGGTTTAAGGAAGAATTAGTTCCAGTTTTTACTAAACCTGTTATTAAAGCACAACCCGAATATACAAATGTTCCGAAAGAGGGTAAGATTCAGTCTGCTGGATATCGTGGTAAACAATATGCATTAGAAAGAGCTGGACTACCATATGATCATAAAGTTCAACGCTATGAACCAAATATTGCTAACATAACTGCACCATCAACAATGGTTGGTAGTCGCAATTCTAATGGTAATTAACTATTTCCTAGTGCTTCATTAATACTTGCTGCTAAATCTGGATCATAATTATCGGCAGTATCATCAAACCATTGGGTATTTTTCAACGCCCATTGCCAATATGAATGAGGTATAGAACTTATAAGGTCACCCTTATATTTTCCAAAAGGCATTCTATTATAAAGAATTGGGGAAACAGTCCAATCATAAATTTGAGGCCCAAATGGCTGTTCGATATCAATGATATTTGATTCAATCATAATACCAATAAAGGCTTCTAATAATTTTGCTGTGATAAATGAATCATTACCTGCACGATGGCAATACATTTCAATAGGAACATCTAATTTTAAAGCAAATCTCAAATAAGGCAAATTATTTTCTTGAATTGTTTCAACTCCATTAAATAATTTCTTAGCTATTCTCCAGGTATCAATCCATTTATGTGACGAAGTATCAATTCCGTTATTCTTTAGAACACGCATATCAAAAAAATTGTTGTGTGCTACAAGATATCCATCAATATAACCATTTACAACATCTTGAAAAACATCTTTTGTTTCGGTAAAAGGTAGTTTGTTGAAGACCATCTCGTTCGTAATGTAACAGATGGATTCAACCTTAGGAGGTATTGTATACTTGACAGGCCTATGTAGTTCTTGAAAGATTGTCCAAGACTGATTATCTCTAATTACGAAGCCGGATTCAATAATCTCTGCCACTTCGTAATCATTAGAATTAGTTTCGGTGTCTAAAACTAAACACTTAGATAAAAAGTCTTCTTTAAAGGTCATAAAAATCTCCAGTAAATTCTATATTAACAGAAACTTACTGGAGTTGTCAAGATTTTCTATAAAATTAGCGACCGTAGCCCTTCATGTTTCCAAGACTAGCAAAACGTTTCATCCATTCTAGAACTTCTTTATCAGCGGATTCGTCGAGTTCGTCGTGTGTATCTTGTGGATACTGGCATCCCATATGGCCCTTAGTCTTACCGACTTCGCCACAATCTGGACATTTCTGTTCACCTTCCTCAACACCCTCTTTCCATCCACTCTTAGCGCGAATAGCAAAGTTTAATTCTTTTTCCTTTGTGTATCCAGCAGAACCTTTCTTATGTGGTCCACTCTTCTTCAAATGAGCTAATTCAGATTCTAATTCAGCCTTGGACTTACCTTTAAACATACCCTTCTTCTTTGGGTTAAGTTCAGTATTGCCAGCCCACTTTTCATCAACCTCTTTCTTACCTTCTTTTTCTTCAGCGTTCTTCTCAGCCTTAATTAGCCATTCTGGCTTGCCATCTTTCTTTTCTTCAATTTTTCTGGATAAGACTGGTGCTACAGATTCAGTAAGTTTATCAAGTTTCTTAAGATTATCTAACATTGCTGCAATGTCTTTATCAATATTTTCCATCTGTACATCTCCTTGTTCTGGTTCATCCCCACTTTTCTGTGGTTCTACTGCTAATGTTTGTGTTGGATTTTCTCCGTGTGGTTCTTCCTTTTGTTTTGGACGAACTTTGTCAGTAAAATATCCCGATTTTTTAAGATTACCTAATTTTTTAATTTCGTCATCAATATTATATACTTGAATCTTCCCAGCTTCAGACTGCATGGCAGGATCATCGGCTAATTTCTTCATTTCTTCCTCTAGCATGCCTTTATTTTGTTTTAGGGCAGAAACTAGATCAGAGTATATATATGGATACTTCTTATTTATCAATTCTTTGTCTGCATTGTCATCTGCAATATCTTTAAAGGCTGGTGTACCACCATCAAACTGATACGCCTCTGCTCCTTTAGCTTCTAATCCAGTAATTACGCCCTTCTTATCAACTAGCTCTGGATGTTTTGGATATAATTGAAACAACATTGCGCTTCCAGCATATGATTTATAATTTGTATCATTCATAGAATTAGCTGTACACCATTGTGTTCCTAATCCTAAAGTTCGTGAACCTGCCCAATTGAATACTGTATAAATTCTATAATCATCATTATCAACAAGTTTAGCACTTTTAGATAATTTTTTAACGGCTGCTTGTTTTGCAGCATCTCTAACTTTTTGTAATAAATCCTTATAATGTGTTGATAGGTATTTTCCAAGTTCTCTTATGCTATTAAATTTAAATAAATCTTGATGCTTTGGATCTAACATTGGTATTTTCTTGCCATTTGCATCAAGTATGTCATCACCTTCAGCATCTGTCATATTACGGTTCTTCATCGAATACCAATCTCGAAGATTCATATTCATAACACCGATCAGGTCTTCCCATGTGTGGCTTCCAGCAATATATCGACGAGCAATCCATTCATTGTTTACCCCATCACGAGAATAGATAGTTCCTTCATAGCCTGCTCTTTCAATTGCGTCTATATTTTCTAAAAACCAATTGGCTACTTCTTCATCAGAAGCTTTACTGAAAATTTTGGAGGAGTTTGGGGGGAAAACTTTGGGATTCATTCTCGAATCATCACGAACCGCATCTGCTAATCCTGCTACTAAATTTTTATCCTTTATAACACGAAGACTGCCCTTTGTAAGGGCAGCTTCGACTAAGAATATAGCAAATACTTCATGAAGATTCATTATGCTAGTGAAACAAGATGTTCTCTAAATGCATCCAATATGGGCTTAAGTGCCATAGCATTACCCTTGGCTGCTGCATCTAACCATTTTTTATATTCTGGTGGCATTGGTTTACGATTATAAGCATATTCGTTTGGATCACCTGGACGTTTAACACCCGATGCTGCTTCCAATGCACCCTTAATAATTTCCTTAAATTCATATCCAGCAGCACCAAGATTAATATCACCAGATTTGTCAAGAGTAATAAGAAAATCTTTAAGCATTTTTCCATTCTTAACAATTTTCTGGGCTGCATCAAAATTTCCACCATTCATATAACGCTGAGCAGTCTTATGAATTTGTGATAATGCCTGATTTGCAAGGGTTTTCATGACAGGACGAATTCTATTAAAAATTTTCTGCATTGATTCGTCTTCTCCTGCTGTCTCTCCTTGTTCTGGACGTCTTTTTGCCATCTTCTCACGCTCAACTCCGCCCTTAGCAATAACAACAGTAATAAGTTTACCAATTTGTTCTGCTAATAGATTGAATGCGTTATCTGGATTCTGGGTATCTCTTCCGTGATGTAATCCCATACGTGCCTTCATAACTGTTGGATCGGAGTAAGGTAATTCATCCTTCTCATCATCCTTTACTTTTGGCTTTAATAATTCTGGATCAACCTGTTGTCCATCATCAGTGAAAGCAATAATTTGATAAGGAACACGGCTATCACCAGCTGGATTGTATTGTTTATTTTTCTTCGCAAAAGCTGCGGTCATATCATCAATATATTTCTTATATGGTTTAATTCCAGCAACACCATTTGTGCCAGCAACAATTACAAAATTATCAGGATGACTTTTAAATTCTTTCCATAAAACTCTACGATCAAACGGAGCTTCAACTAAATCAGCCTCATTGCTTAATTGATGCTTTCTATGCAACCAATGTACAAGTTTCTGACCACCCTTCTCTCCACCAATTAATTTACTTAATGTACTTTCTTTTAATAGAGCCTCTGTAAGTTCTTCATCCCACTTTAACTGCTCCATAAGTGTTGGCATTACATACTCTAGTCCTGCAAATTCGCGTAATCTTGGCATATTTCCATGCCCTCCTAGCTGTGGTGCAGCTGGCTCCTGTCCTATTAACGACTTTGAATCTTTGTCCGGATATGCATAGATGTATTGTCCCATTGGATCTTGCACAACATGAAACCTGATTCCATTTACTCTATATTCTTTAACCTGTGGTCTATATCCAGGGATCGCCATACCATGGCCTACTTCAACTTCGCCCATATCCTCTGCATGATTCTGTAAAAATCCAGCGACGGCGCGAAGCTCTTCGTCTGTATTTGGTCCTTGTCCTTCAACATTAGCAATTGTCTTAATATCTTGTAATGGAGTAGATGTAAACATACCAAATAACTGACGTCCCATACCACGAATATTACGGTCACCAAATCCTGGTAGATTTTGTATTTTATGCCATTCTGGATTTTGAACTCCTGCTGCCTGTAATATTGTGTTAAGAACTGCAGGAACATCGCTTGCTGTTCTAACAACGAGATCGGTACTTGGAGTATCAAGAAGTTCTGGTTCTGTTGCACCAACCTCTGGATTAATACGGCTCATCCAATCTCTCATCTGGTCTGATGGATTCATATTTGCTAATTTTGCATGAGTATCGCCCCTAGAAGACACAGGTAACTCTGCTGGTTCATGGTCGCCATGATCTATTTCAGGCTCTACATTAGCTGGTAAATGAGCTTGCTTTGGTGATAAAAGATCTTCTAAGTCATCAAGATGATGATGTGTCTTCGTTGCAGTTGCCTTTGGTTGAGCCTCTGAGACAGTTCCCATGACACGATCATAACATGCTTCTAATTCTTCAGGACTATAAGCATTTAATTCATTAATTGAATAATTTTTATTGTCTTTGCTTAATCCAGCTTCTTGCATATACATAATTTCATGAATAAGATGGTCTCTATCTTCTGATTCACCTTCATGACCAAAGGCCATATCCCACTCTTCTGGATGAACATCATCCTCATGATCAACATCGGGATCCTTATCAGTTATTCTTGGATCTGTAGATAAATCATCATGTTCTGGATCATACCAGCCAGCCTCTTCTATATCGTCTTCCTTTACAAGATTATCTTCCCCGTGTGTAAGTGGTGATTCCTTTCCCACGCCTCTAAATTCTGTCTTTTGAACGATATCGCCAAGTTTAACACCTTTACCTGACTTTGGTTTTTCAATAAATTCGTTATCTTCTTCCTCTACTGGTACCTGTGCTACTCCACCAGCACCCATACCTCCAGCAGAACCATCCTCATCAGTCATGTCATATTCAAATTCTTTATCAATATTGTTAAAAGGTATTTCAACCTCATCATCATGTCCTGCACATTCATCACCATGACCACAAATTGGACAAACATCATGTTCGCTTACAAACGGACCTAATGGTTCATTTGCGCCAAATTGCATAATTTCGCCTTCTGTTCCCTCTGCTCCTGGTAAAGGAAAACATGTTTCACAATCCCATTGTCCGCAATCGCATTCATTGCCGGGCATGTGCTCTACAATTTCTTCCTTACCTTCATTTTTAAGGGCTTCTTCTACAGCAGACATCCATTTTGAAAATTCGTTATCGTGACTCATTTGAGGCTCCTGTACTGACGAGCCAGTAACTGGCTGTTCAATCTTAACATTATCTGAACCAAGTGACATTGGAGATAATACTCCATCATTATCCATTTGTTCAAAATTATCTTTTGAATTCTGTTCCAATGCTGCTGCTAATTGTGCAACAGGAACTACAATTTCTTTACCATCAAAACTAATGACAGCATCTCTGCCTGTTGTTCCATATGCTACAAACACACCTATTCCTGGACCAATAACAGCACCGTAAACATCAGCAATCTTAACCATGTCTCCGGCACGGAACACTGAATTGTCTTTCTGGTTACCAATTGTATCTGGTTCTTGACTAATATGAAACCAATCATTTCCCTTTTGATATGGATCTTCATAATCGCGTTCGGGGGCTGAAAAATCTCCATGAGCTAATTCGCGAGCAACGCCCTTAATATCAACCATTGCACCATTTGGAGTAGGTTGCATATATCTACCAGTTCCTCCACCAACTCGAGGATCAACCATAACCGTAGCATCTTTCTTAAAAACTATGTTACGTGGTGCTTCCTGGGGGAAAATTGCAGGAACACTTTCCATAATCTTAAGCCATTTTCTAATGTTGGACATTAACAACCCCTGTTTATCAATATACTTATTTATCAAGGATAACGGTCTTTATGGTCAATAAAAAAGGCGCCTCTCAGGACGCCCTTGATTTAAAATTTATCTTTACTTACAAACTTCTTTAATCTCAACAGTGGTCTTACCCGCTTTAATTGCCTCTTTCACACAATGATTTCTATTATTATCTACATGAATATCTCTTGCTACCATAGCGATTACTATAACCATTAAAACTAGAAAATATCCATTCATTACTTAATCTCCTGTGAAGAATTTGCGACTGTTTTGTCACTTCTAAATTCTTGAAAGCGGGGAAGAAACAAAGAATCAATATTCGTTCTAACACTACTCTTGATTCTTTCATTGTAGGTAACAGTTACAATCTTACCAATTAATCCGAAGATATTATCAGTAATTTCTTTACGAAGATCTTCACTAAAACCACTGATAGCAACCTCAACTTTTCGATCACTTGAGACACAAATTAAGCTACCAACTTGACCCAAATACTTACCCTCACCATGATTATATCCAATAATCTCAAGATCACAATCTCTCTCCGCCTTCATCTTAACGAGATGCTTGGAGCGAGAATCTTCCCACAACGCACAAAAATTCTTGAGAATGGTCCCTTCATGACCTTGACTAAGAAGTTGTTCAAAGTGTTGAACAGCCTCTTCTAAATTATTAACCACCTTAAAAGGGATAACCCAATAAGGCTGACGCTTCGTACTATTAATTACAATAGAATCAACAGCAAGAATAAGTTCTTCCAACCTATATTCATAATCCTCGGTTGATTGTCCCTTCTTAAATTCGTGCATAGGGATTGCATCCCAAATCTGAAAACGAATAAGCTTTGCTTCTTCTTCGGAAATAGTTCCCTTAATCGCCTTATTAATAATACCATTACCAGTCTTACGATCAATAATATTTTCCTTATCATCAACCACAACAAATTCGCCATCAAATACAACTGGATAATCAAATTTCGATCCTAAATTAATAAGAGCCTCATCCAATGCACCAAGCAGGTCAATTTCCCTACCACTACGACCGCACAGATGAACTTTATTTTCATTAACAAAAGCATTTGCACGAAGACCATCGGCTTTTAATTGACTAAAAGCAGGATAGGTAATGTTCTTAATATTTTTCTCGTCATATGGACGAGCAAGTAGGCATGGATAGGTAGGGATGTATCTATCAACAACAGCATTAACAATGCCATCTGCCATTCCACAACGCAGATCCTTACCAATAATGCGTTCAATTACAACTGCATCCTTATGTGCAATATTACTAAGAATATAGCGCAAATGTTCAATGCCAGCATTACCTGTAAGTTCACGAGAAGACAGCTTTTCTAATTGATTAATGGCCCAAACAAGACCATTATCACCATTATGGGTATATTCGGGAATTTTTCTAATGTAAAAGTTAATATAGGGATCTAACGCAAGCTTCACGACACGCATGAATAGATTATTGATCTTATATTTTTCAATAAGAGCAATCTTATGGCCACGCTTGGTATCTGAACCAATCTCTTCAAGAATTTGCAGAATGCTGCCCATGTGTGTCTCCCTGTGTGATACAAGTATAGTATAGACAGGGCTACAGGTCAATCACAATTTTTGAGAATGGTATCTACTTCTTGATTAATCAGATAATCTGCCATTTCTGATGGTAAATTTAGATAGACCCGACCATTATGGCTCTCACAATAACACTTACCAAAAATGGTTGGTTGTCTACAGAATTCGCCTGCACCAATCCACTCACATATATTATTATTCATTTTAGTAAACAACGATTTACAGTGTTTCTTTGGTCATTCTATTGTCTCCAAATGTTCAAGAATAATTTTATCATATCCGTGTTTGATTGCATATTCAATAATCTCGAGCAACACAACCTCTTTATCTTCTGTAGCATACCAAAGAACTCGGTCAGGATCAACCGTATCAAATCCAGTTAATGCAGATATTGATTTAGTAAGGTATTCAGTATATGAACCACAATCTGGT